TAAATGAACCGTAGTTAGTTATTCCTGTTAGTAGTTCTAGTTCATCATCTGTTAGTGCTTCATCAAATACTGCTAGTGCTTTTACTTCTCCATAAAAATCTAAAGCACCATCACCTGCATCAAAATTTAATTTTGTTAGTGTATTTTCAGTAAAAGTACTACCACTTGTATCAGTATAAACTTTAATTCCATTCACAAATAATCCAAAATCATTAGCCTTATACTTAACTGCTATTTTATTAAATGTTTTAGTATTTATAGAGTGAGAATAAGTTGATTGCGTAGAACCATTATATACTCTATAAGTTAATCCATTTGAAGTATTAAAGTATAGCCATACTTGTTGTGATGTATCTGCATTACTTAAAGATATTAACCTATTAGTACTATCATCTGCTAGTGCAGCTATCTCTGCATATAAAACACCCTCTGTACTATTTATTAATGTACTATTACCACTACCTGTTAGTGTTTCTGTTGCTCTTGTAACTGTACTACCGTATGTTGGTATGTATGATGTAGCGTAGGATAGTTCTTCTAGTTGTCCGCCATAAAACGTTTCACTACCTGTTGCTGATGCCGAAATAGAAGTGCCATTTGTAGATATTGCACCCCACAAAGCCACTCTAGTTGATGTTGTTACAGAAACAGTTAATTTTAATCGCCACCAATCAGAATTAAAATCCTCTACTTCAACACTATCATAGTTAGTGTTTGAATATTGATTATATGTTCCATTATAACTATCAAATATTACATAAGAAAACCCTGAGCCCATTTGTATTCCACTATAAGAACTTACTGCACTTGTTTTCTTTTTAATAAATACAGAAAAAGTATGTGGTGTAGCAGTTGTTGTTATAGTTTCATCAATTTTTCTATAAGCAGTAGCATCTTCATCTTCTATAATAAAAGCATTATTAAAACCATCAGGACTAGGCTGATTTGCAGTTAGTATAGCATATACATTACTCCACTCACTAAAATCTTCACTATAAGTTACTAGATTAGTAGAAGTAGGCTCTAACAACCAATGCCCATTCTCTCCATTACTATCATAGTTTATTCTAGCTAAATCTACATCTTCACTAAATGTAATGTCTTTTATTGATATGTTGTCTATTTTACCTGTAAAGTTATCATCAGACCTAAGTCTTAATTCATTAGCTGCCCCTGCAACATAATTAAAAGTATGAGTTCCTACTGTTCCCACAGCATCACTACCTCCATCAAAAGGCTCTCTAATAAAAACACTACCTTGTGTTCTTTCTGTTATTTCAAAACTAAATTTATAAGTATTGCCATCTGTAAAATTATACGCTTGATTTACAGTATCAGAAGCAGTCATATTGCCATCACCTACTAACTTACCATCTTCTACACTCCATCCTGTACCTAAAGTCCACCTATCGTTAGGGTCAACTTGTTGTACTGATACGTTGTCTATTGTTGCATCTAAAGTTCCTAATCCTGTTCTTCTTATAATAAATCTTGCACTACTTGATACGGTAAAATAAGCTACTTCATTTGTATATGTACCTGCTGTATATGTATTAGTTGCAACCCCATTTTCTCCAATATAAAACGAGCCTGAATTTATAGTGCCACTAAATATAACTTTATAAGTTTTAGTTGCAGTCAGAATATCTTGATAAACATAAGTATCTGATGCTGAATTAAAATTTGCTAAACCTCCACTAATTGTTACACCACTAGGTGCTTTAATCCAATCACTATCTGTATCAAACGTACCATTAGTAACTTCTTCATCACCCAACTCCTCAAAATCACCATTAAGTACTAATTCAGGGTCAGTAATACTTTGCATATCTTGTACTAAACCATCAGAGTTTATTCTTGTAGCACTACTTGCTCTATCGAAGTCAAAGTCTGATGATACATCTACTATTGATACGTTGTCGTAATAAATAGGCTTTGCATCATTTGTTAACCTACTTAAAGAAGTATATGTAGTTGTAGCAGTAGCCTTATAATAAAGTGTTAAAGTTCCACTAGCATCAGTTGATGTAACGTATGTTGCACCACTACCATTAGCATTATTACTAAATCCTATTAAAACAGTACTTGTATCAGGATTTTCAAAATCTACAACAAGTTTGTAGGTCGCTCCAACAACAGTTGTTATAGCTCTAGTGGCTCTTGATGAGTTAGAAGTACTAGGAGTAATTAATAATCTATTATTATTTAAAGTCAGTACTGCATTATAATACCCTGTCCACAAATCAACATCTGCTTGTGTTTCAAATGTTCCACCACTTACAAGCTCATCACCTGTATAAGTCTTTACAGAGTGTACCCTTGCATCAGAATATGCAGTAGGAGTAAGTAGTATAGATGCTTTGTCTAGCAACTCATAGTTATCAATATCCTTAACTACTTGCTTACTATCAGCAATATTCTCGCTATAAGTAGCACGACCTTTTAAAGCAGTAAAAAGGTTATCAATGGCACTAGCCATCACACTCCTTACTGTTAGTGATAGTTTTTTAGCTAAACTAAACATATATTTTAGTTGTTATATCCTACTGCTAAACCACTTGTTAGTGTGATTGCAGTAATGTTCATAAATAAAGTTGTACCTGCTGGTATAGTTGTTTGTAGTGCAGTTTCTCCTGTGCAACTATCTGCTGCAATAGAACTGATTACGCTTTCTGTTACGAAATATACTGCATAATAGTCTTTAGAAGTCTGTGCAGCAGTTGTAAATACCTCTACCGTACCTTTTTTACCTAATTGTTCTTTTAATAAATCTGCTGTGTTTTTTACTGACATAATTATATACTTATATATTGTGTGTTATTATTAGTTGTATTCTTATTGCTTGTTGGCGTGTATTCTGTGTATGATACCTCTGTTACACTATTGTCTTTAACAAGTGCTTTACCTCGTTCTATGATGTTATCTTCTAAACCAGTATCATCGGTTAAGTCATTAGCATCAACTTGGTATATGGTGTATGTATAAAAGCCTTTAGCACCTAAATTAACATCTACACCCTCTACAATTCTTAATTCACTATATCTAGGTGTAACAATTTCTGATGGGTATAAGTAATAGGCTTCTTTAGTCATATCATTAACCAACTTAACAAAGATATAAGGATTAGTACCTATATTCTTTTTACCTGCTAAATTGAATTTAACTCTATTTGTTGTATCTTTAAATATAACTACCATATTATAAAATATAAATAATAGTGTTTTATTTAGGTTTAGTCAAAAAAAAAGTGGGAAAAACCCACCTTTTCTTTAAATATTATTGAATTATTACGATACTGTTACAGTAAAGTCTGCATTATCGAAAGGAGTAGTAGTATAATCTGCAACCATTAAAGCTGGACTATCTTCCATACCTACAAATGTTAAATCGTAACCGTTCATATCTCCAAATGCTACACCACTATTAGCAGTACCAGTTGTTAACTCCATACCGTTAGTTACACCTAAACATAGGATAACTCTTTTACCAGCAGCGTTAACTCCGTTTGTTTCAACGAATACTAACAATCTGTTCTGTGCTAAAAGTTTGATTTCGTTTTGGTCTGCTACACTTAGTTTGTGTAGTTTTACGTTTACTGATGGCTCATAGAATACTGTACCGTTCTCTGCACTTGCAGTAACTGTTTCAGTAAATGAAGCAGTACCTCTTACTACGTTGTACTTAAACAAGTCAGTAGTAATATCAAGGTCAGAAACAGAACCAGCACTATGAACAACAGTAGCATCTTCTAATTGGCAGAAGTAAACTGCTCTTACACCACCAATGATGTCTTTACAATCTAATGCTCTACCTGATGTTAACTCACAAGCCATATTTTTTTGGTTTTATTAGTTAAGGGGGGCGTTAACCCCCCTGTACTTATTTTAATTATGATTGGTAAACGATGTCTGCACCAATACCGTGCTGAACTCCACCTGTAAACTTAGCTACAACTCTGATGTTATCAGAACCATCTAAGTCAGACATATCTAACATTCTAATTTCAGAGTGGTCAGAGATTAAATCTGTACCAAAGAATAAGTTAGATTTTTGTGCTGCAACCATTTTGTTGTCAGGTAAACCTTGACAAACTGCAATTTTAACACCTTCAAACTCTGGAGAATACTGCCCCATATGGTTGAAAGGAAATGCAGATAAAGCAGAGATAGCAGAAATATAGAAACGGTAAGTTTTAGCGTTCATATAGATATACAAATCTTCTTTAGTGTAAACTTGTGCAGGAACGGCAGCAACTAATGACTGTAAGTTAGCAATTACGTTGTCAGCAGTATAAGCAGCAGTTGCACTATCAGTACCAACAGTACCGTCAGTTGCAAAGTAACCACTCGTAGCAGTCAAGAAACCCTCGAACTGACCAGCAGCATCTTCATCACCACTCCAAATAGAACTTTCTACTGCATCAGCAATAGTTCCACTTAGGTAAGACATAACAAAAGCAGTAAAATCACCACTCATATCTCTGTTGTGTGCGCCAGCTCTCATTTGAGCAGCCTGCCAGTCAGCTAGTAAGTCTTTCTTACATAGGTCAACGTTAATCTGTAATTCTTTTGGATTAAGTATTCTTTCTGTTAAAGTAAGAGTACCAGCATCATTAAAATCACAAGAAGCGTTACCTACTAATGAAGCACCTGCAACTGTTGTAATGTTTCTTTTAAATTTAACATTCTCTAATACGTTTAAGTATTCAAGAGATGTAGCGGACTTTAATGCAGCAGCAATATACTGACCTGCGTGTTCGCCCGAATAGTTTGAAGTAATATCAAATCCCATTTTCTTAATTATTTATTTAGGTTATACAAATATTTTTCTTGTGCAGATAGTTTCATATAGTCTGCACGACTTAATTCCATTTTTGGAGTGTTGGAAGTGAATTTATGAGCCTTTACAGGTTCTGCACTTGGTTCACTACCTAAATCTTCAACTTGCTTAGATAACTCAATGTTTTCTGTTTGTAAGTCAACGATGTTTTCATCTTTAGCTAAATTCTCTCCTCTTAGTTCGTCTAATTCAGCTTTGATTGTATTTAGTTCGCTAGTAACGTTTTCTAGTAATTCTCTTACTACGTTACCAACTTCTTCGAGCATAGTATCTTCAGTAGTAGCTTCTTCTTCCATTTCCACTTCTTCTGTTTCTTCTTCTTGCTCTACTTCTTCTTCTTTGGCAGATACTTCTGTTACTACTCCGTTTTCATCAGTAGAGAACTCTGTACCATCTTCTAAAGAGTATGTACCTTCAGGCATTGGAGTTTGCTCACCATCTTCTGATAAGATGTTAAGTACTACGCCTTCTGATAATTCGTCTGCTTCTGACACTATGATAGTACCATCAGCTAATTTAGCTTCGTAAGCTAATTTTACTTCTTGTTCTTCGGTATCTATACCTAAAGCAACTTTTAT